CGGGTCGGCCTCGGCGGGAGGCTGCGCCGCCTCGGCGCGTGCCCGCCGAACCTCGTACGGCACGATGCTCGGCGGAGCGGCGGCGAGCCGCTCGTCGACGTTCCGCGGCGGCGCGTCGTTCGTGGCGACCGGCATCCTGGGTACGGCCGCCGCGTTGCTCTTGGCCGCTACCGCCCGCCGCAGGCGCTGAGCGCACTTGATGCGAACCTTGCGGCGGGTTGCGAGGTTGGTCGCGTCCCATCCGCCGTGCGGGTTCTCCCGGTCGATTCGCACCTGCGCGAGCTGCCCACTGACCTTGGCGACATAGGCGCCGCCAACCTGCACCTGGTTCTTCTTCATGTCGTTGTCTCCTTGGCAAGGTCCCGCCGCGTCCCCGCGACGCGGCATCGTTCACGACCCCATGAGGGCAACTCGCCGCGAGCACATCAAGCGAAAAACCCGCTAAATTCCGGGGAATTCTGCATGTTTCCCATGTCATCCGGCGACACCTGCCTGCCGTCAGGCACGGCCGGACGGAGCGCGGCGTGACCGAATCGACCCATGAAGCTGAACCGAACGGCCTGCCTGTGCGTGTCCGCACGCAGACAGGCAGGCGACGGCTGACCACCGTCACCGTCGAACGGCCGCGATGTCCCGCATGCGGCGGCGTGCGGCTCCGCAAGTACCGCTCGCAGCGCGACCAGGGCGACGGCAGCACGCTGTCGTGGGTTCGCTGCCTGGACGAGGACTGCGGCTACCGCTTCCGTCTGGTGCAGGAATGAATAATCGATCGTCCGACATGGGCTGCTTCCAACGGTTGGAACAGCCGACGACGTGTGGCGCTACGATAGAGGTGACGGCCGGTAGGCTCGATGCTGAGTCGAAGCGCAGGCCGATGTGCAACCAGGGAACGTCCAATGCCCTACGCAGCACCAAGGCATTGCAGCGCACAACCGGGCAGCGTGAAGACGCACGCCCATCGTGGCTCGCCACACGCCCGTGGGTACACCAAGCGCTGGTGCCGCGTGCGTCGATCGTATCTGCAGGCTCACCCGCTCTGCGCGGACCCGTTCGGCACCCACCGCGGCCGGCCGGTGCCCGGCGAGGTCGTCGACCACATCGTTCCGCTGTCACGCGGTGGCACGCATGACGAGTCGAACCTCCAGACATTGTGCGCGTCGTGCCACTCGCGGAAGACGGTGCAGTGCGACGGCGGGTTCGGGCACCCGACCGGGCCCGGCTCCGGTATGTTCGGGGGCAGTTCGGGGTACCACGGACCACCGGCGCACGAAAAATCCCCGGTTTTGCCATAGGGGGGTATCCGCATGAAAACCGCCCTGGCGCTATCGGAAACGCGGTCGGCGCTCGCAAACGAGCGTGAGACGCGGCGTGTGTTGCGCCCCCTGAGCGGCGTACTGATTCGAGGTGAAAACCCATGGGACGACGCGGTCCGGCCCCGACGCCGACACCCATCCTGAAATTACGCGGCAGCCGCCGGGCGACCCGCAAGCGGGAGGCCGCCGAGGTCCACGGCCCGGCGGGCACGCCCGATCCGCCGGACTGGCTCGACGACGACGCCCGCAAGGCGTGGGACGAGCTGGTGCCCATGCTGGAGGGAATGGGCGTGCTTACCCGCATCGATGGCAACGCCCTGGCCCGCTACTGCCGCCTGTGGGTGCGCTGGCGGAAGATGGAGACGTTCATCCAGGAGAAGGGCGAGATGTACCCACTCCGGAATGACGACGGGAACGTGAAGTGCTTCGTGCAGTGGCCCCAGGTGGCGATCGCCAACAAGCTGGCCCAGCAACTGACCCGCCTCGAGCAGGAGTTCGGGATGACCCCGTCGGCCCGAGCCCGCATCCAGGTTGCGCCCCAGCCGCAGGAGGCCGCTTGTGGCAAGGCGCGCTTCTTCCAGGCCGGCTAGACGGACGAGGAGCGACGTCTATCGCCTGATCCCCGGCTACGATCCGTTCGCCACGTCCGGCGACTGCACCTTCGACCCCCGCCGCGCCAAGCGGGCCATCGACTTCTTCCACGAGTGCTTGACGTTCACCGCCGGGGAGTGGATGGGGCGGCCGTTCATGCTCGAACGCTGGCAGCAGGCGATTGTCGGGAACCTCTTCGGCTGGAAGCGCCCGGACGGCACGCGGCGCTACCGCGAGGCGTTCATCTTCGTGCCGCGGAAGAACGGCAAGTCGGAGCTGGCCGGAGGGCTGGGCAACCTGCTTACCTTCGCCGACGGTGAGCCCGGGGCCCAGGTCTACTGCGCCGCCGCCGATCGGGAACAGGCCCGGCTGGTGTTCAACGCGGCCAAGACGATGGTGGCGGCGGAGCCCGAGCTGGCCGGTCGCGGGCGGGCCTATACCAACGCGATCCTCGCGCCTGCGACGGGCAGCGTTCTGAAAGTTGTATCCGCCGAGGCCTACTCCAAGCACGGGGTCAACGCCCACGGCGTGATCATCGACGAACTGCACGCCCAGCCCAACCGCGAGCTGGTGGATGTGCTGACGACCTCGACCGGGGCCCGGCGGCAGCCGCTGCTCATCCACATCACCACCGCCGACTTCGACCGGGAGAGCATCTGCAACGAGAAGCACGAGTACGCCTGCAAGGTGCGCGACGGGATCATCGATGACCCCGCCTTCCTGCCGGTCATCTATGAGGCCCCGCCCGACGCGGACTGGATTGATCCCGAGGTGTGGGCGGAGGTGAACCCCAACCTGGGCGTGTCGGTCAGCGTCGAGTACCTCCAGCGCGAATGCCGCCGGGCCCGGGAGACGCCGACCTATGAGAACACCTTCAAGCGGCTGCACCTCAACATGCGCACGGCGCAGGACGTTCGCTGGCTCTCGGTGGAGCAGTGGGACGCCTGCGGGGGGTCGCCGGTCGACGAGGCGGCGCTTCGGGGCCGGGAGTGCTACGCGGGATTGGATTTGTCTACGACAACCGATGTCAGCGCCTTGGTGCTGGTCTTCCTCGATCCCGAGGGCGCGGTGACGCTCGTGCCCCGGTTCTGGATACCCGGCGACAACGCCCACAAGCGTGAGAAGCGCGACCGGGTGCCTTACGTCACGTGGGCAAGGCAGGGTCTGATCGAGATGACGCCGGGCAACGTCGTGGACTACGACGTGGTCCGGACGCGGATCAACGAGCTGGGCCGCATCTTCCAGGTCCGGGAAATCGCCGTAGACCCGTGGAACGCGACGCAGCTCTCCACGCAGCTTCAGGGCGACGGCTTCGAGGTCGTCAACTTCGGGCAGGGGTATAAGGACATGACCTCACCCGCCAAGGAGCTGGAGAAGCTCGTCGTCTCGGGCCGGCTCCGCCACGGCGGGCATCCGGTATTGCGCTGGATGGCCTCGAACGTCGCGGTGGAGATGGACGCCGCCGGCAACCTCAAACCGTCCAAGAAGAAGAGCACCGAACGAATCGACGGCATCACCGCCGCCGTCATGGCCCTGGGCCGGGCCCTCCTCCAGCCGCCATCGCTGCCCAGCGTCTACGACACCCACGGCCTCAGCGCCATGGGCTGGGCGTAACGCGGAGCGACTGCCGGCTCCGCCTGCGCCTTGAGTGACGTCGGGACCGGGAGAAGGATGTTGAAGAGGTCACCCCCCGGCTCCGGGTATACCTGGAGTGACGCTGCTTCCAACCGCTGGAACGGTCGCCCGGCCGCGCCGCTACGATCCTGCGACGTAGCGAGAAATGCACTTGACCGACGAACGCGACAACGAAGTGCCCATCGCCGAGGTGCCGCGCCCCGCTCCCGCGCCTTTCACGCCAGAGGGGCCGATCCCCGCCGCGGGCGGCGACACATCGACGGGCTCGGATGCGACGGGCGAGCGGGCGCCGTGGCTCGCGCCGTACCGCTGGCAACCGGGTGTCAGCGGCAACCCCACGGGCCGGCCCCGCGAGTCCGGCTCTTTGGCCGCGGCCCTGCGCCGCGTGGGCGTCAAGCCCGCCAAAACCCGCGCCGAACTGGGCAGGATCGCCCAGCAGCTCGGCATGGACCCCGACGAGGCCCGGAACATCGACGTGATCGCGGGGTTGGTCTACGACGGGATCACCCAACTGTTGATCCGCACGGTCAAGGGCAGCGCGGCCGCCGGCGACAAGCTCGTCGGGCTATTGCAACTGCTCTCCAAGGCCCTGGACGGCGACGAGCGCCAGATCACGATCAACAACAGCCAGCCGGCCTACCTCGCCTCGCTGGAGGCGCTACGTCGGCGATTGGTGGAATCTGCGCGCCGTCCGGCGTCCTCCGCCGACGACCAACCGGAATGGCCCGGACCGAACCGTCCGCGTCTGACTGCCACCGATCGGCGGCTCGCGACCGATGCGTTGGACGGGGACGAGCCGACGTAACGTCCGGTGCGCCCTCCGAGAGCCCCACCCGTCGACCGCACCGGACCCTCCGCCCGCAGGTCACCAGGGCCGTTCCACCCGCGGCCTCGGCGACCAACTACGACCCTCCGCATCTCGCCCCCGACGGCGACGGCATCATGGCCGGGGGTATCTGCCTTGCCGGAGTGGCGCGCCCGAGGTAAGCGTCGAGTTACGCTTTGGTACAAAAGCGTAGCTCAAAGATGTCAGAGCGTGGCACTCGGTACACCGCTCGGTGACGCTCGAAGCGAAAGGAGGTCGAACAGATGGCCAACGAAGCAGGTCAGTCGCGGGGGTCGCAAACCCCCGCGCTGCGCGTTGTGTTCCCGCCGGAGATGAGCGGCGACATTGTCTCGTCGCCACCTGCCGAACGCCGCAGACTCAAACGCCGCCTGCCGCCGGAGGTCCTCACCGACGCCGAGGTCGGCGCGTTGATGGAGGCCTGCGGGCGCTACACTCCGACGGCCATCCGCAACCGCGCCCTGATCGCCCTGCTCTACCGCACAGGCCTGCGAATCAACGAGGCCCTGAGCCTCTATCCAAAGG